ATGTTTAGTGAGTACACCGAGATACTTACTATGATATTTGGGAATGTTTAATAGTTCTTTAGATGGTTCGGTTTGGTCTATAACCGCATCCGTTTCCCACATTTTTAAGACTTGTTCAAGTGTTTCCATATATATTCAAATATAACAAATTATTATTTAGAATCAACAACTTAGTGTAATTCTAGCCATTCAAAGCATTATAACATAAACTGATTAAACTGTCAAGTAATTATATGATTGATATCTAAATGTTGCCGTTGCAGTTAATATTGTATCCGCGGATTGTGTGGTGTCAAATCTTATATCACCAATACTCAAAGGAAAAACGTTTGTATATTGTATTCTGAGTATTGGATTATTGAGGCCACTTAAAATTGTTAATGTGGCATCCGAAAAATGTTTGTTTGTTTGTAATTCTTTACTACCATCACGTTTCTCGAATCCATCTGGATCAGCCATAGTAAGAAACCAATCATATATGTTTTTCCAACCTTGCAGGTCCTCATCTAAAATAAAATCTATCAACAATGGTTCATAACTTAATTTTGTACCAGGTGAATACATGTCCAAAAAAGGCGTAGCTCTAATCACTTCACCTAAACTAACACCAGGAACATTAACTGTTTGGCAGAAATATTGTGTATCTCTGATTCTATTAAAAGTTAATAGAAACTTTGTAGGTTGAAGTAAATTTGTATTTTGTGGTGTTCTGGTTAATGCGGTCATTTTATCTCCCCTATCACTATTTAGGAACCAAAAAAAAGGACCCCGAAGGGTCCTTTTAAATGTCACTCTCCGGTGACTCTATCTTACATCAAGTTTTTAACTTGGAAAATACGATAGTAAACGTTTGAACGTGCGTTCAATGCGCCATTGCCACTTGTCAAACCAGTTGCGAATGGGTTTGCAACCATGCCGTAACGTGTTTTGAAACCAATCTTTGGTTGGAATGTAAACTGGTCAATTGCACGAACCATTTGTAGAGGAACGTATGGGCAATAGAAGATACCAGCGTCATAAGGAGAAGAACCCTTATAACCGATTGTTACCAATTCTTGGTTAGATGTGTAACCACCGAAGTATGGGTCAATATAGACCTTGATACGACCGTGTAACAAACCAGCAAATGTATTGCCTGTGTCATCAACTTGTAGGTCAGCAGACAAGTTTGGTGTGTATTGCAACACGCCAGCCATCGCCATTGCGGAAGCAACGTCAGATGATACGATCATCACGTTACCTTTGCCACGACGAGTTTGTTTTGCAATAACGTTAGCATCGCGTTCAATTTGGAAAATCAAACCTTTGAAACGTTCAACAGACCAACGACCGTTAGAGTCTGTGTCCAAGTCGAAAGCACCAGCAGTTGTAGTACCGTACTGAGCACCTGCAACAGCACATGTGTAGATTGTACGAATAACTTCACGGTTGATTTCAGCAAGAATCTCAGTAGAAAGAATGTTGCTCAATTCTGTTTCAGCGTCCAAACCATGGATTGCCTTCAAGTCTTGTGCAAGTTCTAGTGAGTATTCAGCTTTCAACGCACGGCTTTGTGCAGTAACAGTAACTTTCTCAATTGAGAATGCCATTTGTTTGAAAGGACTATCTGTGTCAGCACCCAAAGCTTCTGCTGTAGCAGTAGTCATTGCGATACCAGTTGTGTAGTGATTAGCAGTCAAGTCAGCAACAGGGCTTGTACGAATATCTGTTGCGTTGTTGCCACGGAAACCGTATGGGTTAGCCGTAGACAATGCACCAGAGAACTCTGTGTTTGCTTCGTTAAAGAATGCTTCGTTTGCGTTGCTTGGTGAACCAGATTGTGTATCATAACGAGCGCGCATTGCAAAGATTAGACCAGTAGGTCCAGTCATTGGTTGAACGCCTGCAACGTCATAAGCAATCAAGTTAGGCAATGCACGACGAACCAAACTAATCAAGATTGGATCGTAGTTAGAAATGCCAGCACCTGTAACGTTTGTTGGTGAAGACGACACAGCAGTTTCATTCAACTGTTGTGATGCTGTAGCCATTTCACGTTGTTGGTTTTCCAAAACAAGAGCAGTAACTGCTTTGCGATATGGATCTTTAATGGTATCAAGTCCTTCGTGCTCAAGGACTGGTGCCCATTTCTTTTGTAGTTCTTCGGTTAGATACATTAGTGTTCTCCTTATTAGTATCTTTATTGGTATGTTTTATTTATTTAACCAATGATTTAGAGATAATTTGTGCGTACTGTGCGATTGCAGGATCAACTGATGCCGATGGCTTCTTTTCATCCTCAACTTCCACAGCTTCGTTTAGAGCAGAACTGGCTGGTGCTTTAATTGTTTGTTGGAAGTATGAATCTACCAATGTTTCCAATTTTTGACCAAATTCCTCTTCAGTAGTAAACTCAACGCTCTCTGCGAGTGATTTTAGTTTTTCTACTTGTGTCTGCGTAAGGCCTTCACATACTGTATGTATAGCCTCGTTCTTTTTAAAACCATTAATTTGTTTCTTCATTTCAACATTGCGTGAAATTTCTTCATTGATAGAAGTTTCTAGTTCTTCAACCTTTGTTGTTAGTTCTTCAACAACATCAACTTTTTCTTCTGGAATATCAATGTAATGTTCTTCGAATAGACCTTTTAGACCACGGATAAAATCTTCAACGATTTCAGAACGTAGACCTTTTTCAATTGCTAATTGGTTCTCTTTAAACCATTCTTCAGCCATATAACTAATATAGTCATCCAACTTTTTAGCTAAATCTTCTTTGACTGATTCAACAGCCACTTCAAATTCTTCGTATAATGCTTCTTCGACTTCTTCCATGATGGATAGTGAACGAGCAACAACGGCAGATTCAAAAATTGTGGTTGCTTTTGTTTTAAATTCTTCTGATAAGTTTTCACCTGAAAGTAATGCACCAACATCTTGGTCCATTTGTTCTTTCATTTTTTGTTTCTTCATCATAGATTTAATCAATTTATTATCTTGTGCCGCATCTCCATGTTCTTCTTTATCTTCAACTTCTTTTTCTTCAGCGTAAGATTGGAATGTTGCACCTGGATTTGCTTGCATCATTTGTGGAGCAAGTTTAGCTTTAATGCGGTCACGAATTGCGCTATAATCCGTTGATGCTGATTGAACAACACTGTGTTCAGTGCCTTCTGAATCTGCTGGACCTGTCAACTTTTGTGCAGGTTGTGAACCAACTGGTGGTTTTGCACCAGGAGGTGTTGCTGTTGGTGTACCTTTTGTGTAGTCACCAGTTTCGTCATCTAGTTTTTTAATTTCACCAGCAACTTCACCAACATCACCTGTGCCATAAGCAACAGATGTTGGTAATTTTGATGGTGCGTCTTTGTGGCCACGGCTTACGGATGCATCAAAAGTTTCTTTGGCACCTTCTGTAAGAATTGATTTAGCGGCGTCTGTCAGATTAAATTTTCCCATTTTGAGAATCTCCTTGATTTATATTGGATATTTATGTTTAAAGTTTTTTAAGGAAGTTTTCAAAGATTTTTAAGCTTACGGCTTCAATATCTTTGCTAGATGCTTGTTTAATTTCTTGCTTTGCAACATCGTAATGTTGTTCGGTCCAAATGCCGTTAACTAACATCCATTCCTTACCTTCCATAATACCTTGTACGAAAGCACCAGGCGCAGAAGGATCTGCTACAATATCTGCCGCTGTGGCCAGATGAAAGTCTCCTTGAACGACATTGACGCCGTTTTCCATTTTAAGAGAACCCATACCTCTTGATGACACACCTAGTTGTGCGCCACCTTCAATAAGGTTTCTTGCAATGTTACCCATAGGGGTTTCAAGAATTTTTGCTTTGCCTATCCAAGCATTTCCTTCTTGACGTAGACCAACAATTAAGTGAGACACACGATCAAGATTAATGGATGGTGTGTCTGGATGTCCCAGTTCACCAAAGGCACGATTTTTACTAATATATTCTTCACTGTAACGATTAACTTCATTACGCATGGTTTCTTCTTTATACATGCGTTTGTTTTTGTTAATAGATTCTGCTACTAAAAACGGACCCTCAATGAAAAGAGTTTTCTTTCCATCTTTTTCTTCCGTTAAGTATTGTACCGATTCGGTAAGTTCTCTAATTAGTTTCATTTTAATCCTTATGGTCTTATGCCGTAACTACCGTAATTAAATGCAGCTGGATCGTTGAACTGACCACGTTGATAGTGTTCGTTGTCTTTGCGTAATTCTAATATTAATGTATATGAATTGTTTGCGAGCATGCCTCTAGTTTGAACACCTATATCACCTTTGGAGTTTGCTGTTCCTTTTGTGTTGTTTGGTATTGTTACCCAGTTACTTTGGCCATCAAATTCACAGGTAGAATTTAACATGAATATTGGCGCGGTAGTATCCGCGTGCCAAAATAAATTAACATCACCATTATTAGGACCTGAGTACCACAAACGATTCAGAGATAAACCATAGTAAGATAGTGCGCCTGTATTTGCGGTCGATGCAAGTAAGTTTGCTTTCGAACTATCTAATGCACCATACAATGAGTTAGCTGTAATTCTTCTGTTGTTATCTTCTTGACCAGTACCATCAAACTTACCGGTTAACTTAATAACTGCATGTTCTGTTGTGTCTTTAATGACTTGATATGAAAATGAATTTGCCATTTGTAATTCCTGTTATGTTTGAATAATATTTATACCAATGTCAAAATTATTCAGTTTCGGTTGTAGCAGGTTCGTCTGCATATACAACTTCATTTTCGGAAGTTGCATCATTTGAATTCATTAGTTGTTTTGCAATTTCAACTTTGTGTGTTTCGATATGAGACATAACTCTATCGTGTAAAGCAGAATATAATGCATTACGCATTTCATTTGCGTTATCTGTTTCTGCGTAATCTATGATTTCTCTTGAATTTTCCATTGTTATCTCCTAATTATAAAATGCGTTTCAGTCTTGTAAACGTTGTTTCGATTTCTTCTAAACTAAGATCACCCTTAATTGATTTAGAACCACCAGAACTTTTTGAGTTTGGTTTATTTTTTGGCGTCGAACTACCACCAGTAGAACCAGAATCACCAGATGTTGCGGTATCAGGCATGAGCTCAGCCTGTTTTACCATTTGATCTGTCTGAACTTGACCCATCATTTGTTGTTGTGCAACATCGTTTGTTACTGAAACTGGCAAGCCAAGTCCCATTTCTTTTTCATTTTCAATCTCAGTATCCATTTCGGCAATCTCATCATCTGTTAGACGCAACACATTTTGTTGAATCCATTTTTGTGAAAAATAACGGCCTGTATATGGATCAACTGATTGCAACAACGTTAATCTTTGTGACATTAATTCGGCTTCTTTTAATTCGGAGAAATTGTTATCTTTAATGAAATCATAATGAATGTTTTCTTTGAATAATTCCCATTCTTCATCTGTACAAATTCCTTTTAATACACATTGTACACGTAATGCTTGGTTGAATACTTCGGAAAACTTACTTCTTAATCTGTCCACAAATTTGGAGAACTTTAACTCATCTCTTGTAATTTCTGATGAACGGCCAAGTGAGAAACCTTGGTTAGGTTCTAATCTAGAAATTGGAACACATAACGCACCATAGAGTTTCTTTTGAAAATACTTAACGTCTTCCAACTCACCTAGGTTTTGACCACCAGGCAACGTAGTGATTTCTGTACCTTTGCCGCCTTCTCTACGTGGCAACCAAAAATCTTCCATCATAGACATAAATTTACGGTCATCACGTACTTCACCTGTATTAGCATCATAAACAAGTTTATTTTTATACTTAACCATAATATCACGCATGTATTGTTCTGCTTTTAACTTAGGTAAGTTTCCAACATCAATATAAAAAATACGGCGTTCAGGAGCTCTTGATATACGGTAAATAACAGTTGCATCTTCTATCATGCGTAACTGATTTAGTGGTTTGATTGCTTTATGTAAATAACTTAGAACAACCGCGCGGCGAGAATCCATAAGACCAGATACCACGGAAATAATAGAATCTGTTGTAATGCGAACACCGACAGGACCAAAATTTGATGCACTACCACTAACAACTTTGTCATTGTAAATATAGTACTCATTGACTGGTTCCATAATGTCTGCACCAGTTCTTTCATCCTTTTGCTTTTTTATTTCACGAACCTTACGTAATCTACGTGGGTCTATGTAACGAAGTTCTTTGATGCCTTCTTGTGGATTTTCACGGTCAATAATAATGTGGTAGTACATTCTACCATCAACATAATAACGGCGAAAAATATCTTGAGCCATGTTTTGATAACTCAACATACGCAAAACAGTATTAAATTCTTCTTTGATGGATTTTTTAATCTTGTCTGTAACTTTTAAATCATCTAAAATAATTTGTGTTATTTTACCATCATCGTCTTGTACAATAGCTTCATTAACTATGTCATCTATCGCAGATTCAATCTCAGGTTGCATTGCCATTTCACGGTAACGAGAAATGAGTTCTACCTCATTTTTTGCGGTACCATCAAGGTCAACGTATGTGCCGTAATAAGCGGCAGATGTAATAGTTAATGCACCATCGTCTTGGGTGGGCGGCGCGAATGATTGTTGAACGGCATCATCTTCCTCGTTCTTAGCACGAGAAATTGTAAAACCAAAAAGTGAAAATTTATTTGTGTTGTTTGCCATATTTGTGTGTAATTATAAAATCAAAAAAACATGGGAGACCCTATTGAGCCTCCCGCATATATCAAGTTGTTGTATTTGTTTCCCAGAATTGGTAAGCAAAAGTACATGTATATTCTTCAATTGCGTCATTTGATCCCCAATCTAAATCGATTGGAGATAAGTCTAATGGAAATGCGCCAACAAATTTATATTTTTTCAATTCGTTGCCAGTTTTTCCATATTGAATCACATTAGCGTCAACAGCATATCCATTAATATTTTGTGCTGCAACATTTCTAACGTTACCTGCATGACTATTAATTGAATTCATCCAATTTTCTAAAGAATTTCTAACAACAAAATCTTCATCGTTAATAATTGTTAATGTCCAGTCTGCAAAAGTTCTGTTGCCAGCAAATTTCATTTCACGACCAAAATAAAATACTGGAACTGTACCGATTGATGAACCTGGTAATTGAGCTGTTTTAGCCAAAAAAGTTATTTTTTGGCCAGCAGCTGTAGCGTTTGATACACTTGTTGGAAATATTAAAGAAACAGAGAATAGATTAGGACGAGCACCGTCACCAATCATATTAGCTCTGAATTCTGCTACATTAAATGCCATTGTTTTCTCCTATTATCGTTTTATTTATTAAGCTGCACCAACGATTGTCACGAAATCAACGCCGGTTCCAATAGCAACAAAATTCAACTGAATGTAGTTGATTGAACGAGCTGGCTTGATGTAAAGGTCACCAACGAATTGGTTGCTGTCAACAACTTGTTGTGTATTATTTGTTGAATCACAAACAACTTTAAAATCTGTGATACCACGGCGACCTTGAATATCGCGCAAGAAAGGAGTTACGAGTGCAACAAATTGTGCTCTTGTAAATTCATCATTCAATTCAAACATTGAAAATTTGGCAGCTTGTGCGATAGATTTTTCCAATGTGATGAACAATCTACGAACATTGATTCTATCAAATGCAGAAGGTTTATTCAATAAAGTTTTGTCTCCAAATAATACCGTGCCTTGGCCAGGAAAAGAAACAACTGAATTGACACCAGCTTTGTAAAGTAAATCGCGGAATGGCTTAGTTGGATTCCATGATAATTTAATAGAATTTTTAATCGCACCACGGTTGAAACCTGCTGGTGAGAACCATGGATCACGAATGTTATCGGTGTATACACACAAACCGGCAATGTCGCCGTTTAATGGTATCCAACGATATACATTGTTATATTTGTCTAATTGATATTTCCAACCAGAATCGGCCATAACATAAGACGATGTTCTACTTAATGAAGTTAACCAATTTATAATATTTGTGCTTTCATTTCCGGATTGATTAACAACGTCACTTTTTCTTGGAGAAATAAATGCAACACAATCTGCTCTACCAATTGCAATATTGTCGATTACAGTTTGTTGAACTGTAACACTATGTGCAGCAGTCAATACTAATGAAATATCGATAGATTCTTTATTTGCAAATAAATCATATCCAGAAATTATGTCACTATCAGTTGGTGCTGTTGTAACACCGCCAGTCAAAGGTCGTGTTATGTTTGTCAGTGGCCTTGCAAAAGCTCTACCTGCGGCAGTTCTATCCCAAGTAGAATTCGTTGTTGCATAATCAATAGGATCCATTGAGTAGATATACTTGGAGTTATTAAAAATTACTTGTTTATAATAATTTGTAACACCATTGATTGTTGCGTCTGATGCGGCTGAAACAAAACCATATGTTTCTAAAACTGTTCCTGCTGAACCAGTAAACAATCCGTCCTCATCAATAACAACAATGTGCATTTCGTCATTAGAACCAGCAACAGATTCTACATAATCAGATGTAGTTGGTGCTGATGTAAAATAATTTCTATATGTCCATGTAGAGAATGTTGTTGTATTTGCACAAACAGAAACAGATAAAGAGTTTCCTAAAACACCAGTATATCTTGCTGCCCAAGGTCCGTAGGCATTTGAATTGCTTGTTATAAGGAAAGTAGATTCGTAAACATCTTCATTTTTAAGAGATAGTGGAATACCTGTACCATCTGTTGAATTTCTTGCTGCTGCACCAACGGTTCTAACAGTGCTTAGGTTGTTTCCGTATGATAAAAAGTTAGCACAGGTGAAAAAAGATTCTGCTGAACTAGAATCTGGTTTACCGAAAGTACTGACTAAAGTTATTTCACTGTCAATTATTTTTATTTTATCTGCTGGACCCCATTGAAATGTTCCAGCAAATGCACCGGCCGTTGTCTGTAGTGATGGTACAACTGTTGTTGCGTCCACTTCAGCTACATTTACGCCTGGAGAGATTTGAAATGCCATTTTATTCTCCTTGAATTATTATGTTCTTTTGGCAAAATACCATAAGAGTATTTATGAAAGGCTGGTTTTATAACCTTTCAAACCTATTTTTCAAAAACTTTGCATACGTTTCTCCACCGTCCGCAAGTTCCCACATATCACCACCCACAACATCAAAATCATGTTCCAAACCGTCTTCAATGATTGGCGCCGGTAGAACATCATCGTCCATTTGATTCATATTTTCTAACTGAATCTGTTTACGGATGTCGTGATTAACAATTTCTTTAAAGTATTGTTGAGTTGTTACCCATGAAAATATGACCAAAGAAGTGACCATATCATCGTTTGCGCCTTCTTCCGCACTGAAAGAGTTCTTTTGTTGAATAAAGGTAGTCAATTCTGAATAGGTATCAAAGTCTTGAATCAACAACTTATCACCTTCGATCAAGGTTTTAAGGTTTGAACACCCAATCGCCTTGACTTGCGGTGACATTTTTAATCCCATTTGAACACCACGAGCAAAACCAGCCGATAATTGCTGCGGCTTTTTATTACCTGTAAATACTTTCCACAAATTTTCGTATTCAAAATCTGTGTGTAATGATTCTGCCACTTGTGGATTGTTATTAATTTCTACCAAAACATATGCATCATTATAGTATTTGGCTGTGTTATAGATAACTGTAGGGAATAAAATGGGTGTAATCGATGAACTCTTATAAGTTGCCACTTGTTTATATGGCGTTTGAGATATGTCAATTACAGAAAATGCTGAGCTATCAAGGTTTCTACCTTCAGAAACATCGACCGTAATTGCATACAGGTGGTCGGATTTAGATTCGTTGATGCCTTCTTTGACTGGGTGTTCATATATTTTTAACAAGTCGTGGTTTGCGATTGGATCCATGTATACCAATTGCTGCAATTTATAACCAGAAATCAATGTATTTGATGAACCTAAAAATTCAGTCTCAAACTCTTGTGAAAATTGTCGTTGAGAAGTGTTGCGAATTGTTTCTTCTTTCCATTTCTCATCTCGACCAGGTACTTGTGACCAATGTATTTCAAAGTTAACATAGTTATTCTTCTTGTTGATTGAGTCCATCCACAACTTGTAAAATAGATTCATACCGTTTGGTGTGGACACAATAATAATCTTTGTCTTTTTACCTGATGAAATTACAGGATAGACTGAGTTGAAGAATTCTTCCGCAATATTGTTTGGAACGAAAGCAAATTCGTCCAAGAATACAATGTTAAAAGAACCTCCACGAATCGCAGATGATGATGTGGATGCAGCAACAATCTTAGAACCGTTCTCCAATTCAACATTACCTTTGTTCCATGTTACAATACCTTGTTGCAACCACATAGGTAAATTTTCATATGCAAGTTGGTACTTGGACAAAATATCACGAGCCAAGGCACCTTTGTTTGCTAGAACCGCACAGTTTTGTTGGTCGGTAAATATGGTTGCCCACAACATATATGCAACTGTGGTTGTAGTTTTACCAACCTGTCGAGGACACTTGGTAATAACAAAACGATTGTCCTTGAAAAGTTTTAACATCTTTTCTTGAAACGGCCACATTTTAAAGTTGATTAGACCTTCATCAACGTTAACAATCTTGATATAGTTTTTTGCAAAATACACAGGGTCTTTGGCACATTTTATATACTCATCAACCTGTTCTTGTGTGTATTCTACCTTGACACCGGCCTTTTTGAGTAAAGGATTATCACGGTATGCTTCGCCAAATTTTAAATCAACTGTTTCAATCATTCTTTACTTTTTAAAAGTTTATTCAACTCAGCAGTAGAACCAACAAAAATTGCCTTATCAATTTTGGTATCGCCTTCTTTTTTACCGTCCATTGTACGCATTTGTTTTTGTACCGCAAGCAACTCTTTGTTTGCGTCAACCACGTTCTTTAACAATGTTGCATACACTTCAAATGCTCGTGGATGTTGTCCTGCTGCGGCAATATGTCGCAATTCTTCCATTGCATCTTTACCATTATCAATCAACTCTTGTAGATTATCTTTTGTTTGTTGATATGCATCTTCCAAATCTGTCTTTAAGTCTGGACCATCCTCAGTTTTTGTAATGACCGGCATCAAAGGTTTTTCTTTTTGTTCTACCGGTGTTACATCAAATAATTTTTCCATGTTTTTGTCAAATGTGCTCATAGTTTTTAATCAATTATAGTGAATTATAATGCTGCAATCCTAGATTTAAAATCTGCAAAATCTGAAGATGCTGCAACGATTACTTTTAAGTTGGCCAATGGCAATGCAGCGGCTCTTTGTGTTGTTCCATTTGTGAATGAAATGTTTCCAGTATTCACAATATTTTTACCACTCAAATCCAATGCTGTTGGATCACCAGAAGAAGGTATTATAATTTTACCATTTGAATCGAACTGCCATTTTTGTTGAAACGGCGTTACAGATTTTTCATAAAGTCCGCCAGGAGTTGAATATACTATTGCATTTTTTGTGTATGTATAGTCCGTATTAACTGCAATTGTTACGGTTGTGTTTCCACTACCAGCAGTTGTACTTGTTGTTGTGTTTGCTTCTGGTACGCCGACATATGTAAAAGCACCCCAAGAACTACCATTTGCACCAAGATATGTTCCTGATAGGGAACCATCTACGGGTAATTGATAAACAGTTGCGTGTGTGTTTGCATTAGCTGATGATTTTGAATAACCAATACCAACAAGATAGTCACCAGAAACATCTAGTTGTCTGTGGCCAAATCTAATTGTTTGATTTGCATATGCTATTTCGAGTGACCTTGCCCAAACCAATGCACCATTTGCATCAATCTTATATGTAATAAATGCTGATTGATTGTTTGCATCTACTGTTGCACCGTTTACATACAAGAAATCATTTTTATGTTTGATCCAATTGATTTTTGGTGTTGTAATACCAGTTATACTTCTTTCCCATAATAATTGATTATTGGATCTAAATTTGTAAATGTTAGTATTTGATGCTGCGTACCAATTATTTGATGTATCTGAAGTCAAACTTACAATCGTGTTTCCATTTGCAGCAACATTATTTGTCCACAAGTATACACCTTCTGTATCAAACTTGTGAACTTTTCCATTTGCAGAACCTACCAAAACACCATCTTCGTTTGGTAGTGCCAAACAACAAAATGCATTTGTTGATGGTAAATCTGAGGTAAATTTTGTGAAATAAAGTTCGCCGGTTATATCAAGGCCAGTTAACAAATTATGTTCGCCTACAAAATAAGGAAATCCTTGGTCATCAACAGTAATATCTACGGAACCTACCGCATCTTCAACCATGGAGCTCCAAACATTTT